TCCTAAAAGGGTCTATAAGAACTATAGGTTTTTTAGTTTTATAATGCTCTTGTAGAGCCTTATTAAAAGATCTGGTCGTCTTTCCTTGCTGTCTTCCGCTTATTTCTAAATGTAGTATATCTGTCATAGGTTTAATATAAAAAAAAAGGCGCTCTTAACCAAGAGCGCCTTAAGATTTTAATCTTTCTTATCTACTAAGATAAAGTAAGCTTAGCAGCTGATTTGATGTTGGCGATAACCATACCAATAGTTTCGTAAGCTGATAAAGTTACTACGTTTCTCTTCTTATCTATGTCGAACTTAGTATCGTTAAGGATACAAAACTCGCCTAAGAATTCTGGTGCTGTGAAGGAGTAGATCGTATTTGCTAGCAAGTCTGTCTTGTTAGAAATGATGATTCTACGGCCATAAAGTGTAGGATACTTAAATCCATTAATGGCGATTTCTCCTTTAAGAGCTCCGTCTCCAAATGTTCCTTGAGTATTGTTGTTAACAATAAGTCTGTTGAACATTTTGTTATCCATAAGCAAGGTTTCAGTTTGAAGCTGCTTACCGTCGATTTGATCAAAGAGTTCTCTGATTTTCTTCTCTGGTACTGCGTCGGTTGTACTGTCGTAATTCCCTGTAATCGCGTTGCTTGAAGCTGTGATAGCTGCGTCAATGTGGTTTAGGAAAGCTTCATCCTCAATCTTCTGAATGTCAAGAACACTATTCTGCTCGATTACCTGTGTTAAAGGCATTCTGTAGGCAAGTAGTTCTTCTTCAGTCTTCTGAAATTCTTCAGAAGAAATGGCGTGGAAAGCTAGTTCGATTCTTTTACCTTCCATGTAGTTAGTAGTTGGCTTACCGCGGAAGTTTACTAACATAGCCTTAGAGTCTGGCTCTAATTCTACGATTTTAACTACGCCGTCATGATTTACAGAAACCTGTAAGTCTGCCTGGCTAACGTACATTGGTGGCAAGATTTGTCTCGCAAACGAGACTTCTCTTAGTTTGTCTCTAACAAAAGCTGCGCCTTCGTTAGCTACTTTTTGCATTCCTTCGTTGGTGTCTAACCTTTTAAGAAATACGTCATTAATTGTTTTTGCGTCTATACTCATTTGTATAATTACCTCCTATTAAAGTTTAAAGAACTCAATTACTGAGTGATCTTTTTGTAAGTGGGCCAGTGTGTGTGAAGCTTTGGTGCAATAAGCTATTGCATCGCCGTCTGCGGCAGTAGTTTCTGCAAGCTTTCCATCTGTCCCAACCTTAAGTGGGGTACCAGCAGTAGGTGTACCAGTGAACTGGTCTGTTAAAGCTCTGTACTTGCCTAAAAGTGCAGTAAGTCTAGTGACGCCGGTTGCGCTAGCATCAGGCGAGAAATTAGAAGTACCGTCTCTATAAGACTCAGTCCAGATTTGCACAGCACCAATATCTCCATCAGTAGGCCAGTCAAATTCATCTTCATTTTTTACAACGAAAGATCCTGTAACGGCTTCTCCTGAATTTAAAAGACTAGTACTTGCAACTGCATCAAAACGAGCATTTTCGTTTAGATCTGTTAATAATCGAAGCATTTTTTATCCTCTTTTTAGTTTAAAATTCGTTTAATATATTTCTTATAAAACGGGATTCTGGTGACCCGCCACCTTCAGCAGGTTCGTCACTTAAAGTCCCAAGTTCAAAAGAGAATTTGGGGTCACTTATAAGTTCGGCTGCTTTTTCAAAAGTTTCAAGCTCTTCATAACTTTTTTCTTGAAACTTATTATATTGCTCTTCAAAGTCTTCCACAGGGTACGCTCCTATTTTCATAAAGCGCAGGGAAAGCTCATGAACCTTAGCTGTTTTATGCAGCTGGCCCGAGAGCTCCTCTATCCTATTTTCTAGGTTTTTATTTTCCCTGTTAAGAGTCCTTATTGCTAAGGCAGCTCTTTTGGTTAGACTTTCTTTAGACATTTAATTTACTCTGCGTCTTCGCTAGCTGCAGCTTTAAACCCTTGGTACATAATCTGTCCCATTTCGTAAGCTTCTGCTACTTTTTCACGTTGGTAAAGTTCTTCGGCGTCGGCTTCCATTTTAGCTTCGGCTAGTTTTTCAACATCTTCCTCGCTATAGTTGCCTTCTCCATGCTCTGAAAGAAGAGTTTCGTCTGCCCATGAGGCATACTTATGGATTAGTTCCATTTCTTCGTTTACTTCTTCTTGAGGTGTTTCCTGCGCCTCTTTAGTTAGTTGCGCATCTTCGTCTCTCATTCTGTTAAATGTGTCCATTAAACTCATTTATTAATTCTCCTCCGAATTAAGTTTATTATAAAAGTTAGTTAAAAATTCTGTGGTTACTAAGGATGCTTTTTTCTTCATCATCCCTTCGTTAAGTCCTTGTTGTGCCTTACCTGTATCAGTTGGGGCGTAATTATTCTGCAAGTCATAGCCGTCGTGACCAGCTTGCATCTGTGCTTCCGCATCAGCTTTAATCACCACTGGTGATTGTTGGGGCATAGAGACGCTTGAAATAGGTGGAACAGGGATATCTTTATTAGTAGGTGGCATAATGCCCATTGCTACTAATTCAGCGTAAAAAGTATGCGCTGCAATTTGACCCATGTCCTTCGCTATCTTAACAAGCTCTTCGTCGTTCTTTGAAGCTACTTTCTCTGCTAAAGCTTCTGCACTTTTAGGTGTTTCTTCTTTTGCACTTGCAGTTTTTTCTTCAGATTCCGATTTTGCTTCGGCTTCTTCTTTTGAAACTTCCTCAGAGGCTTTGTCTGCAGCTGTTTTTTCTGCAGATTCCTCTTTAGAACTTTCTTCTGAGATCTTCGAAGCAAAAACTTCTTCAGCCGTTTTCTCTTGTCCTTCCAACTCGTTTAGAAGTTCTTCTAGTTTTGACATATTATATTAATTACCTCCTAGGAAGTTAGTTCGTTATAGATTGTATTTATTGTTTCTTCGTTCAGGTTGCTCATGTAATTTGATCTTTTCTCGAAAGTTTCTGCTGTTTTGGTAGTAAAGGATTCTCTAATTTTGGGATCTAAATCTTTACTCTTAAACCATTTTTTAACCATTCCCCCTTCATCTTTTTTTGCAATCGCTTTGGCCGAAGTTCTCATTTGTTTATATAAACTTCGTCCTACTACACTTGTAGTGAAAGCAGTGGCTAAAGGGTTTTTTCGTACTACGTTTTCCATCCCACTTATAGGTTCTCCTCTCTGTGCCTTTTCTTCTAATTTCGCACTTTGGTAATAACTTAAAGGAGTGGCCACTGCCATTGTTCCTATAAATTGAGGTACTCCTGCTTCTTTTGTTAAATGTCTTGGAGCTAGTGGTCGGGGATTAGAGTACTCATTATAAGAAGTGCCGGGAACATGCCCCATTTGCATAGTAGGACTATCTTTAAAATCTTTTTCTTGCTTGGTCTTAATACCGTAAGCTATACCGCCCGCTGCAATAGGAGCTATTCAGGGATGCTTTCCTATAAATCTAGTAAATTCATCTACATTAGCTGACTCTCCAAAAAGTCTAGCGTAACCGGCATATAAAGTTCCAAGTGCAAACATTGGTATAAAAGGGTCCTTAACAGGATTTAATTTAGGCTGCTCTTCCTCATCAAATAAAAGTTTATTGATAAAAGATCTTTCTGTAATTCGGTCTTGAGACGAGTTAGGTTTTAATCCAAGTGCTCTAGGTTCCAAGGGAATAAAAGCAGCCCTCTTCTCTAGAATTCTATTGATTATATTTGTCTTTGTCAAGCTTAGCGAAGGAATTTCTTCTTTTATTTCATTTGCTATCTTTTCATTACAATAATCTATACCTATATCATCTGGTATCTCTTGTTTAAAATCGGCCGTACAATCAAATACAACACCTTTTTGTTCTAATAAATCAGCGTCTTCTCTTTTTCCCATAGAATAAAGAGCCAATTTTTGAAAGTCTTCTTTTTTAGGTAGTATTCTTAAACCGAGGAAGGTGCTAAGGGTTTCATTTAAAGGGTATTGGGCTAGCTTCTCTATAGCTTCTTGACTTAAATTTCCTTGAGTGCTTTTAATAAGACCTTTTGGATCTGTAGTTAATCATTCATTAGGTGCCTTAGGTTCGTCTACAAAAGACGCAGTTTTTTCTAACGTCTGTTGCATAGGAAGGTGAAGATTTTTAGCTACTTTTTCTAGCCCTAAGGAAGCCATAAATCCGCTAACAGGATCAGCTGGGATAGTAACTAAGGATAAATCGAAAAATCTAGGCTTTAAATTTAAAGCACAAACTCTACGGCCATCTTTTAGGATAGCCCCCATCATGTTTTTTAAGTAGTGGCTATACTCATTACGAGTCTTTGCTTTTTGGCCTGTTATGGAGCAAACGTCATAAGGGACTTTGCACCCCATAGAAGTTTTTGGCAGTCTACCTTGCAGCAACTCTTTTATAATTTGAATAACATCTGGGTGATCCTCTTTTAGTTTAACTACAAGTTCCACTCTTTTCATGTGGTCATTGTAATTAGAGAAGATGACCCTACCCATTGCTTTTTTAGGATCTTTATTTTGGTGATGCTTATAAACATGGCCGTATTCTTCAAAAGTTTTGTGATGAGCTTTTAAAGCTTCTTCTGGAAAATAGTCTCCATTTCTATTGGGGCCGTAATATTCTCCAGCACTTAGCGCATTTACTATAGCGTATAAATAACCGTTCTCTCTTTCTAGGGAATTGATATACCTTTGCAGGTCTTCGTCAAAGGACGCAGTTTTTTCAAGCCCCTCGTTTGAGGAGAGGTCAATAAACTTGATAACTTCACTATTGTTATCTCCGTAAACGTACTCTGCTAGTTTATCAATCATTTATTAAAAGTCAAATCCTGCTGCAAGCATTCCGGCCATACCGTCATTAGGAGCGTCTCTAAGATCTCTCTTATCTCTTTCAATACTAGTTAAGCTCTCGTAAGTAGGTAAAGCAGGACCGCCCATATCTGGTCTTTGTCTCATTTGAACGTTTTGAGTTATAAACCCACCGGCTGCAATAGGATCTTGAGCCAATGAGGGACTATTTTTATAAAGAGTGGACCAAAGATCCATTACTTCTTGAGGGTCCTCTTTAAGAAGTTCTTTATTTTTCTTAATCATAGCTTCATAGTATTCAGGTTCTTTATACTCAAGATATTTATCTTCAGCATGTTCAACCATCTTTTTAACAAATTGATTTATAATCAAACCTGCTCCTATCACTCCTAAAAGCTTAGAAACTCCTTTAAACGAAAAGTCGTTTGCTGCACTTTTAATCATAGTCATTTTTGCTGCTCTTTCTATAGTCTCTTTTTTACTCATTTAAAATGCCCTACTTTTATTTCTTCCTGGTATTTGTTTCTTTTCTAATTTAGTATTTTTAGTCTTCTCTCTGTTAACTCCATAAGTAATTCCAGCTGTTCCCGCTATTGCAGGCAAGGCTATGTAAGGATTATTTTTTGTAAAGCTTAGTAATCCTGTAAATCCTTCCCACCCCCATCTAATTAAGCCTTTTTCTTTAGCTTGTTTTTCTATTAAATGATCTCCTAGGTTTTCGATAGCTTCTTCCATTTCAGCTTTCTTTTCTAGTAGTTCCACCGTCGTTTCTGCTACCTCTCTTGCAGCTTTAACTAAAGGATTGGCTGTGTTTATTTTTCTAGAAGCGTGTTTTGTTAAGTCATCTGCATCGAAATCTATAAAATCTTTTTCTAAATGAGAGGCTAGCTTCTTAATATAAAATTCGTTTAAAGGTTCCCCAGTCCCTTTTGATATAGCTGCTTGTATGTGGTCCACTGGGATTCCTGATAAAGCTGCTTGTTTGGTTAAAGAATAGAGGGGGTTAAATTTCTTTTCTAGGGAGGCTGATAAGTCTAAAAGATCTCTGTTAAGTTTGTCTACATGGTCTCTTCCTATTGAAGCTTCCTTATAAAGGGTTTTTTCGTCCTTAACAGGCTCTTCTTCTTCGTAGTCGTAAAACGAGGCTTCTTTTAAAAAGTCCTCGTTATCTTTTACAGGTGGTGTAAAGTAGTCTTCTTCGGAAGAAGCTTCCTTCACTACTAAAGGAGTCTTAACCTTAGTAGGGTCTGCTAATTCAAAATTTATATAAGCTTCATTTTTTGCTGTCTTTAAAAACTCTAAATGAGTCTTTATATTAGCAGTCTCAGCTACTCTATCTATCTGATTTGGATTTAAACCGTTATCATGAGCTACTTTTTCAAGCCCTTGAGTTAAGGGGATCTCTCTATTTAAAAAGTCTTTTGAGACTCGTTCTCCTAGTTTTTGCAGTTCTTTCGGCTGTATCATGTTTAAATATATTTTAAGTAAACGTTAGAGTCAAATTATAATAAAAATTTGTTTAAATTGTTAGAGCTTAAAGACATTAAGGACATAACAGCAAATATAGTTGCGTGTACAAAATCATCTGGCCCCGTGTTAACAAACTTCTGTGTGTTTTTTACTTCATCAAATTCTATGATTACGTTTCTTATGTCTTGAGCTATATCAGAAATGTCTTCCCAATGAGGTAGCCTTAAATGCCCCCTTTTTAACATATCAAAGTACTTGGTCATAACGTAATTCCTGTTAAGAGTAAAAGCTCTCATTTTAGAATTATATTTAAAGATTTCTTTTTGAGTATGGATGTGCTGAAAAGCTAAAACCTTTTCTGGGCCTAGTCTGGCCCTGAATTCACTATTAGGAGCTTCGCCCATACCGTAATCAGCCGCTAAAACTCTACAATTCCATTTTTTGATTAATCTTGGAATTTCTTTATGTATAAAAGCGTAGTCTGCTTCCTTCCCTAAAAACTTTTTAGCGTAGACTACTTGCATTTTACCCTCCCTTTCCTGTACTATACTTATGCACGTATGGGAAGCGTCACTATTTACAGGTCCGTAATCTATTCCCATAACACTTAACCTTCCTAGTTGGCCCCTATCAGGTTCGTCTTTCATTCTTACTTGGCTGTTACAAGCTCGGATAACTTCATCCTTGCTTATAGGGATGGCTCCAGCATCATACTCAAGCCCTAAGGTTTCATTATAGAATAAAGCCGTGGAAGTGTTTTCCATTTTATAGATAACATCCTTCTCCCATTTAACCCAAGGTGAGTGAGCAAAGTGTAATAAGCAAACTCTATAACCTTCTAATTTAGGCTTATCTTTATTATGCATGTAAGTGCTAACCCATTCTCCTTTATCTATACGAAGGTCTAAAGGCTCTCCACTTTTCTTATCTATTAGCCCAGTTCTTCCTATATTATCAGGGCCTAAGATATTCCAATACCCGCTTACAGAGCTCTTTACTGCGTATTCATACTGTGTGCTTCTGAACCACAGATCGGCTAATGTTCCTTTAGTTCTTTTTGGGGTGCCGGCATAAACATTTTTCTTAATAAGGGATCTTGACATAGTTTCCTGAATAACAGTGATAACGTCCTTAAGTAGATCCTGAGTTTCATCAAAATAGTTATAGTCAGCACTAATACCTCTAATCCTGTTAGCGTCTAATAAGGCGTATTTTAAATCTATTCTGCTTTGATTAGTGAATTTCTTTTTTAAAACATTCTGTACTAACTTAGGGCTTACGTATTGATTATAAATTAAAGGGCTATTCATGATAACCGGCTCTAATTTAGAACGGCTAAATTCCTGAGTCTGAGCTACGGAGGGGCTAACGTAAAGCTGGCCGCTATTGCCATGCATCACAGCCCTGGACATCATAATATTGGCTAGTGTAGTACTTTTAGCTGTGTTATGAGTAGCTAGATGATCTATGTAAAAAGTGTGTGTGTCTTCGACTTCTATGCCAGTAGAAGACTTAAGTCCCAGAGGTTTAATTTCTTCTATAGGATCATAATAGAAATCTTTAACAATTTCCTCATAAACCGGCTCTAGTCTTTTTAAAGGAGAGTCTTTTATAAACGTGAAAATAAACCTTTTAGCGTTTATTACATCTAAAGTTATAGCTCCTGTAGGCTCCCAATAAATCTCACTTTTAATTTTATATCTTAAAAGAATAGCTTCTATAGCCTTTATCCAGTCTAAATCTCAAAGAGTTACTTTAGCTGTTATAGCGTAAATGCCTACGTGCCCTTCATACTTAAACATAGCTTGCATGAAAGCTTTTAACTGTGTATGATTATAATTATAAAGCTCTGGGAATATAGGGTCCCCACGTTCGTAAGCTTTTACCTTTCCTTTAATGTCATTGAAACGAGCTTTAGGGGGCTCTATACTTTCCTCTAGCACGCACTCATTATTATGAGAAGTAGCTATTAAATCTTTAGGGAGGAGGTCTTCGGCTTTTACTCAGCCTCGTTGAGTAAGAAAGGGGTGATTAAAAGTTACTTGAGCTTTGTGGCCCATAGAGGTTTTTATAAGGAAGCTTTCCTGCTCTCCATTATCTCAAACATCTTTTATAGGTTTTACTTTATTAACAAGGGAGACTTCATCTAGAGTTACTAGCTTGTCCCCCTTTTTTAGCTTTTTAGCTTTTTTGGTTTGGCCATTCCAAAGATCCATAGGCTGATCATCTACTACACACTGACGGCTAAACTTCATAACAATGTCCTGGGCTGGACTGTTATAAATGCGCCTCATGTGCGGATAATCTTCTAAGGAAAAAGGCTCATTACCTAAATAAAGAAAATTTTCCGTAAAGTCTGATATAGTTAACTCTACTTGCTTTTTCTTAGCCATTTGATTTTGATCTGTACTTAGCTCTTTTTAATTTTTCTCTTCGCTTCTCAGAAGGTTTAGTGAAATGCTGCCGTTCCTTATACTCATCTAGTATACCAGCTCTCTGTACTCTAGACTTAAAATGTGTAAGGGCTCCTGTTAAATTATTATTTCTGACTTCTACTTTGATTGACATTTTTTTCTTCTGCCTTGTTTAAAGTTTTATTTGAGTTGTGTTCTTTTAATTCTTCGAATAAAGTACCGTGGGGTCCGTGCTCTATAAATTTAAAGACTACGTTATCCTCACTTTTTCTACCTATTCCGAACGCAACAGAATACGACTTTTTTCTGTCTTTATCAACCTCTCTTACAAAATCTCTTAAATCTCCGTAAAGGAGGGAAGTCTTTCTTTCTAATCTTTGAATCTCATCTGCCCCTATAAAGGAGTTATGATCTTTCCACTTATTCTTTTTCTTTACTAGCTCTCTTCTACTGTCCTTCCAAAGTCTAGCTCTTCTGTCAAACTCTCTTGATTTAGCCTTGGCCAGTATAAGCTCTGCCCAGTATTCGTTTTTAGGGTGTTTAGTTTCTTTTGGATCTCCCGGGGGCGTTAACCAGGAATCACTTAAGATCTCGTATACTCCTCAATCTGCGCTTGAAAAATACTTTAAAGTGTTTTCATGAAATTGGCTTACAAAGAAGTTTATAGGATGCTGGGTATCTTTTATATAAGAGCCGTTAATTTGCTTAGTCATTTTAGTTTTACCTACGGAAGGCTCAAAGCCTTTTATAGCTATGTTAACATCTATATCGCTGTCCCAGTCTCATTTATACCCTGTGATAGACCCAATTATAAATAAACCTTTAACTCTGTCCCCATCAAATATCTCTAAAACTTTTCTTAAAATCTGAGCCTTTACATGAGGATGTAGTTTTTTAGTAGTTAAATCAAAAACATTAGGGGCTAAGTTATCCTTAGGTGTATTTAAGATTCCTGCTATCTTTACGTGTATGTTTTTAGTCTTCTTCTTTTCCATGCCCCACTTCTTCTGGTTGTAAGTCCATCAAGTGCTTCTCTTCCCCGGCTCCGGTATCTTCTTGGGGATCGCTATATCTTTTAATTTTAAACTCAAAACTAGTTACACCTCCCCCACTATTAATATCACTTTTTTCTTTCTCAAAGGAATCTATTCTGTCTGTAAGCTTAATAGCTAAATTACCCCATCTTTGTGCCAGCTCGGGTTTAATTTTGGATTGCTCTTTAAAGTTATAGTAAGCGTCTCCCATCATATCTTTAAGCATAATGCCAAAATCCTTCTCGGGCGCCGCTCCTAGTTTCCATAGCAGGTAATCTTTATCTCCTTTTAAAGCTATCTTATAGTATTTTAGGAGCTGGGGCTCTTGTATAGTTTTTACGTAAGCTTGACGCTCTTTTAAAGTCCACTTACTTACATTAAAAAAGTAGTGTAGAAAAAGCTTTATATCCTCCGCACTGTACTCCATATTAAACTTACCATTAACTATAATTTCGATATCTTCGTCGGTCATTTTAGCTATGGCCATAGAAGTTATTAGTCTGTACATTAGCGGGTCGTCTAACAAGTTCATTGCTCCCTTTACAGGGTGGGTTTCCCCAGGTAAAGAAAACCCAGTGTATTCACAAAAGAACTCTGTTACTTGAAGATCTCGTATCCAGTCAGGGTCTGCGGGGTCTGGATTCTTTCCATCAAAATAATCTGGTTTTTCACTTCTAAGCGTTCTTAAGATAATAGGTATAGCTTGCTCTGGTACTGGCAACGAAAGGTTGTCCAGCTTATCTTTTAGAGTATCCAGAGGAAGCTTTGATACTATCAAAGCTTCTATATATTTTAAATGGGGTATTAAAGCTGACATTGTATTAAATTAAATTATTTAAAGATAAAAGCATTCGTAAGGACTCTCTATTAGGTACTGCAGTTAAGTCCACTACTTTAGACCCTCCTTCTGTGTAAATTACTAAGGGAGAGTAAGAGGGGCCTATCATGTGTTCAACTTCTAAATCAAACACGTACTCTAAGACATCACTTACTTCTTGGGCAAGTGTGTTGTAATAAGATGTACCGCTATGCTCTATAAGAACTTTATTCATCATCCTTTGAACCTAAGGCGTATCCAGTACCTCCAGCTCCAGCAGCTCCTCCTACAATATACTTTTTCTTGTTACTTTTTAGATGCTTTCTAGCTTTTAAACCTTTATTTCTGTACTTATCTCTGGCCGCCATTGCGTCTCCTTGAGATTTAGTTACTAAGCCTTCTTTATTTTTAGGGAGTTTTCTGCCTCTAAGGCCTTCATAAACTTCTTTAGCTTTACCTTTTGTGGAGCTAGTGCTATTCTTTATCGCTTGGATTAACCCTGTCCCTTTTGCTGCTTCCTTCTCCATTTCTTCTAGAAACGCTACGGCTGCTATTTTTCTTAATTCACTTTTTTCTATTAAATTACTCATATTAACTTATTTTACCTGTATTTTTAGTTGTTTTTTCTAATAAACTTTTTCCTTTATTTATATCACTGGCCGTTGGTATAGGTACAGCGAGTGATGCTGCAAATCCCGCTTTAGCCGACTTGCCTTTTAAAGATCCTCCAAAACCACCTTTTAGAAAGTTTTTCATTCTACCTCCAGAGAAGGCTGCTTTAATCCCTTTACCAAATATATTAAGCAATCCAAGGCTGGCAGCTTTCTGTAATTGATAAGATTTAACCGGTACGTATTTTTCTTTTCGTATACCTTTTGGAGGCTTACGGTTTATAAACTCTTCCACCAAGTTATCTATAACCTCACCAGTAGGTCTATGTCTTTGGGTCTGCCCCACTCCTTTAAAGCTATCCGTATGATAATAAGAAGGTAATCTTTGCTTATACCCTCCTGGGTTCTTCATCATTAGTTTTAAAGAAGCTGTTTTCTCTTTAGTTTTCTCTTTATTTTTACGATCTATTAAATAAGCAACGCTTGTAAATACCGGAAATCCTACTGCACTGGCTAAAGTACCTTTTCCTATCTTCTTAGCTATAGTTTTTACATGGTCCCCCCTGCTTAATACCTTGCTACTACCGCTCTGAGCCTTTACTATAGAAGTGTCTAGAGGGTGAGTTACTGCTTGAACAACAGCCCCACTTACCCCTCCGGCAATCATATCTTTTTTAAATTCTTTAAAGAATTTCTCCTTTTCTTTCTCGCTTCGGAAAAATCCTTCCCCATTCTTAGCTAGTTTAGACAGCATTTAAAAAGCCCCCCTTGGCTAGCTTCTTGCGTGTTGAAAGTTTTATTAAAATCTGTTTGCATAATACTAAGAAATCTGGCCTCAAATAAATCATAAGATTCGTCTGCCATTAAAATATCTCCGTCCAGTAAATGAACCTCAGTTAAGTTTTCTGAGTCTATATGACAAGGTCTTATTCTTATAATTTCTTCAACTCTTACTAGATTTGGTACTCTTATACTCGGCTTTGTGTTTGAGGTAAAAGCGATCATCTGCTCTAAATCATCCATATCTTCAATATCATCTTCATACTCCAAAGAATGGAATTTTATAAACTTGTTTTTATTCATTACGTTACAGGTATCTCTTCTAAAGTTTTTGTGTTGTCTGGCACTTTCGGGCTTTTGGGTGCTGAAGGTGTTTTAGCTTTTTTTACTGCTCCTCTTCTTTTTAGTCCATACGCTGCTCCTATTCCAACACTACCTCCTACAATAGCCCCTAAAACGGAAGACTCTATTAAATTTCTTTTTGTACTATCTATTTCTGGGTGCAAGTAACCTACTACTGGACCTGCTACCGCTCCAGCTCCAGCTCCTATTAAAGGCAGTTGAGAAACACTAGCCTGCTTATTTATGTATTTATACCCTGCGTATCCTGACGCCCCTAATAAACCCCCGTAAGTTCCGTAAGACTTAAGTCTTTCCTTCGTTACTTTTTTCTGAGCTTTTGTGTGTAAATCAGAAGCTTCTCTTATCACCTTATCGTCTGCTTTTACTTTACTTAGTCGGGTAACCTCTTTTCCTAAATCATCTCTAAGAGTCTTAGCTTTTCTTATATTGCCCAGAGAGAACACTCCTTTTAAGGAAGCTTGCTTAATTACTCCTCTGCTTTCTAGCAATTTTAGCTTAACTGGTAAAGGAAATTTAGGGTCTTGAAGCATTCGAGTCTCATAGTCTTGCTGCCCTTTTCTATAGATACTATCTGCTTTGTCCACTAAAGAAGCTTTTAATCTTTTTTCTTTGTTTTTATCTTTATTTTTCCCGTAAGCGTAAGTACCAACTGCTGCACCTGTTCCAAGGGTTAGAACTCCTACACTTGCTAATCTATTTTTCTTGGATTTATCTTTAAGCCTTTGTAGCCTTTCTAAGTCTCTTTTAGCTTCCTTAGATTTAGAAGAAAATCTACCTAATCCTAAATACTTAGAGGCCTCGTCATCATGTTTGCTAAGTAATTTTGCCCCTATGTTATCAATTCTTCTTTGGGTTCTTCCTGTTAAATTATTTAACCAATTCTTCATTTTTTTTAGTAATTAAAATTTTTCTTATTAGGGTCTGTAATTAAGGGCCTTGTTTCATACCCTAATAGGTTAGAATGAACTCCTTCGTCTCTAACATGTCTTTGGGATCTTCCTAAATACCCTAAGCCAGAAGCTAGTGTACCTAAGCCCATTCCTGCACCAGCGGCAGCCATTCCCGCAGTTGGAGGTAACACTTTTCTTAGTCCTACTCCTGCTGCAGAAGGTACTCCAAATTCTAATAAAGTTTTAATCCAATCTTTAGGTTCTTCTTCTGGATTGTCCCTATAATATTTTCTTAAAGCGTCCTTATACTGTTCGGTACGTATGTCTAATTTACTTATAATTCCTAGCGATTCTGGGTCCATGTTTAAAACATAAGCAATTATTTATTTCTTGTCAATTTTTTGGTATAAGAACAATGAGAGTGCTTAATTTTATAAGTCTTTTCGAGTTGCATAGGCTTGGTATTCTCAGCAAACACTCAGCTAATTAAAACGTTAATGACGTAATTAAGGATTGATGAATGGTAGAAATTGTCCCCGCTGAAGACCTAGTAGACTATGTAAACTATTTTAAATTGCCCAAACCTAGGATGGGTAGTTTAGAGTACTTACATCATGTCTTTAGAACTTCAGCAGAGAGGTGTAAGGTTCAAAATGCGTTAACCTGCACCGACTACAATTATTTTGGTTTAGTTGTTAAAGAGGATAGGGTTGTAATAAACCCAGTGCTAAGGCCTTTGGAAAGCCTATCCTCATCTACTAGGTCAAAAATAAGAAAAAGAGGTTTTTCTTATTTGACTACTTCTTTTGTTCGGGTACTTTGCAATGGGGTAAAGTATAAAATTAAAGCTGAAATACAGCTTGGAGGTGAGATTTATTTAATCTCTTGTAACCTTGTAAAAACAAAAGAAGTTCAGAAATTAGAGAAATTATCTCTAAAATTTAAACTTTAAAATTATGGCCCTTAATCGCTTTTTAGCGAATAGTAATTAAGGGCCTTATTTTTTTTTAGCCTACGATTTACTTTATCGTCATCCTCGCGAATCTTAGACCGTATAAAAGCGTTCTTTAAAAAAGCTTCTTCTTTTTCGCTGAACTTTCTGTAATAAGGTTTGAATGAGCCTTTTGCTCTTAAAGAATCTTTTACAAAATAAATTCCTTTAGAATTATAATCTGTTATAGCCATTTTTAAAGATAATCTACTCTTCTTTCTATTTTATCAAAATTACCGCTTTCAAGCCTTTCTTTGCCCGCCGGGGTTAGCCTGTCTTGCTTATCATACCTTTTTAATTGCCTTCTTATGGCTATATGCACTTGTTCTTTTTTAGCAGGGTTTTTAAACTTTTCTTTATCAAGGGTGAAATCCGTACTGTCCCAATCAAAAGAATTAATAAAAGAATTGACACTTGTGTTAGCTAATTTAGTTAAAAAGAAGGGCTTTAACCTTCCTTTTAATTTAACTTCCGCTGTCTTTCTAAAAGCTTCTTGTTTTTTCTGGGCTTGGCGATCTAAAGCGTATAACCCTCCTGCTCCTACTGCTGCAGTACCTACAGCTCCTATAGCTAGAATCTTGCCTAACCCCATTTTTTTCTCATTTTTTAAATCCTCTGCCCCGTCAAATTTAGAAGCGTTAAAGCTTTTATCTGGCGATTTTGGTGCTACTGGTTCAGAAGGTTTGGTGGGGCTAGTAAATTTCCCTCTATTTTTTGCCTTAGTTATCGCGTCTCCTATTTGCACATCTGTGTTAATCTTTTCCTGCTTTTGTTTAAGCTTGGCTTTTCTAGCCTTATAGCTTTGAATATCTACTTTAGATCTACCTTTTTCATTTATTACTTTATCATATTCCTTTATCTTGCCTCGCATAGATCTAGAATCTTTACGGGCGCCCGCAGCCAGATTTCTACCGAACTGGTCCAGTTTTTTATTAGAACTTCCTCTTAAAGCTTTAGATAAAGTACTTTTAAAAGAAGCTTCTTTTACTACAGGAGGTTTTCCCGCGTCCCATTTTTTAATAGCTTGAGCGCTTCGATCCGCAGAGGAAGCTATACGGTTATTCCCGCTTTTCTTAGCTAGATTTGATATTCTGTTAAGCTGATTTACTGTCAAACCTTTATCTATAGCTCCTTTAGAGTTTTCTATTTTAGTTAGTCTGCTTTGTAAAGCTTTTCTGTAAGTGTCTATTCTTGCCATTTTTTTAAGATATTAATTTTATTTTTATTTTCTTTTATCCAGTCTTCTATAGGAGGAACGTCTCCTTTGTTTACATGCTTGTTTACGCTATCTCAGTCAGCTTTTCGTTTATCTCAAAATCCGTATTCTTCCATAGCTAAATATACTTTAAGATGGAGACTTAGTCAAGGCGTCTAAATTATTGTCGTCAATATCTGCGTTTTGCAGAGCTTTTAAAAACCCTTTGTTTAGCGCGTCTTTATCATCGGCTAGCCTTTTAATGTACTGGTCAGTAGTAAACCCTTTCTTTCCTTCTCTAGCTGTGCTGAAATAGTTTTTTATAGAAACCTTTCTTTGAGAAGGAGGTAAATGGTCGTGAGAGCCCATTCTTACTGCTCGGCCATGCACTTGTTTTAACCTTGCGTTATTCCAGTGAGGTTCCATAGTTTGGACTAGTCGAGTTCCTTTTAAATCAAGACCTTCAGACCCTGCCCCGCTTATTAGCAAGTGCTTAATCTTTCCTTTGTTATAGTTTTTAATAATCTTTTTGCGCTCTTCATCATTTGTTTCGCCTGTAAACACTCCTGATTTTATTTTATTTTTCTTTAAAAGAGCCGCCATAGGATGTACACCACTTTCAAGGTAATTAGAGTAAGTAACTCCTTTATAATTAGGATTAGCTTTATGCGCCTCTGTAATATCCTTTACCATTCTTTGAAGCTTTGGAGTAGGAGTAGACTTACCTGTGTAAGCTTTAGTAGTATTACTTATCTGTCTTGTAGCGTTTAAGAAAGAATTCATCCCGGGAGCTTCTTTTTTAGAAGGCGGAATACCTTTCTTTATTTTATATTGCAGGGTAGGTTTTTCGTCTAAAGCTTTTGAGTAAACGCTCCACTGGTAATCTGACATAGGAACGTTTACGTCTTCCTCTATAACACGGGGAAAGTTCTTAGATGAGGACTTATGGTAGTCCACTTTATCCATAGCTTTAAGAGTTAACTCATTCATGTTTTTAGGTGTTAGCTTGACTCCAGGCTCTACTCCTTTTAGAATTCCTCCTATAGACGGCCAAACTTTTTCTTCCTGAACATATTTATCGTAAAACTTCTTTTTGTTTCTAGGAACGTCCATTCCAATTCCCCTTAAAAGAGGAATTAACTCGCTAGGCTCATTTCTGATAGGAGTTCCTGTTAAAAAAACTTTTTTATCTGCTTTAAATTCGTCTGGGTACCGGCTTCTTTTACTTTCTATTCTTCCCATTCTGTGAGCTTCATCAAAGGCTAGAATCCCTTGGCTTTTAGGCTGGGGCTTAGTGTAAGAAGAGTAATCTAAAGGAGTCTTTACTTTGTGTTTAACCTTTTCTTTTTTAAAGTTTCCACGTAGGGAGGCCGGGCCTATTACACTTAAAGGCTTTTTAATTTCTTCAGAGGCTCTTAGAGCTGTTAAAGTTTTTCCGGAACCTAATCCATGATATAAAAGGACACCGTTATGGCGCTTTATTTTATCTATAGATTCTCTTTGGTGTTTTTTAAGTGGAGTCTTTTCTTTTTTCTTTGGCATTAAATTAAGCCTCTATCTTTTAAAGCTTTGAAAAGTTTTTTATCTGCTAAAACTTCTTTATCTATATATTCTTGTCCAAACTCTTGAGAGGTTGTACCTACTTGTTTAAAACCTAATCTCTTAGCAGGTGTGGCTATTCTTTTTGGGATTGCCATGCCTATGTGTTCAGTTTCTTTTGGGTCCGTTATTTTTACTACTCCTGGAAAATTTTTAGTATCAGTATCTATTAAAAATCCCGGCTTTTTTATTTTTTTTAAAACATCGTCTAAGGCCTCTCCTGGAAAATGGCCTTTAAGCTTGGCTCTAAAGTTTGCTTCTTTCTTAAAATGGTTTTTAATGTCAGCGCTTATTCTCTTACCTGCTCCGTGTCCTGCCCAAGTCAAAGCTCCTGCTGCCGCTAGTCCTGCTCCTACTTTACCTGGAGCTTTTTTAAACCTTTGGGGGAGTTTTTTTAGCTGCTTAGCGTAAGTTATTGGGTTTAGCGTAGTTTTTTTTACTCCTAGAACTTTATCAGTTATGATCCACTTTGCTGGGAATAGCCCACCTGCTACCGCGTAATCTTTTGCTGTGGCTTCTCTTTTTTTAGACATGTTATTTCTTGGATTTATTCTCTTTTTTAAGTTTTAGGGCTGCATTATATTGAGTGTGAGCGCTTAAGGAATTTAAAGATCCTCCTAAAACTCCTGATGTCAGCCCTCCTACGATACCAATCCCCTTACTTAAGCTTCTTTCCGGGGAACCACCAGTATCCTTAATAAACTCTTGTCTCGCATTTTGTAATTCGGGTGCGTCTTCAACAAATTTTTCTATAAACCCTGGATCCCGCTTTCCCGTACTCTTATATTTACCATAAGACTTTTCTGAAGTTGTAACAAGGTTTGTAGTATCATCTACTAGTTTAGTAGCCCTTTTAATTTTCTTTAAACTTTTGATTGCCGCCCTGGGATTTAAAACTTGTAAGGAATCCTTTGCCCCTTGCCTTAAATAACTAGAAAGCTCTGGTGCCCTCCCTTTAACAGCTTTTGCAACTCCTGCTAACCCGGCAGCTGAAAGCCCTGTACTAATAACAAAGCCCCCTAAAAACCCTCCAACGTTTCCTGCAGCTTTATGCTTAGCATGGCCTTTCTTGTTATTAGTAGCATTGTTAAAGGTTATAACCCCTGTTGGGTCTACCCCCGCTCCAAAGTCTTGTAAAAAATTTGTTTCTTTATTTTGATCCTTGGCTTCTTTTTTCATGTGGCGGCTTTTGTTCTCTCTCCCTATAAGCTTTAAACGATAATCTTTCTTTTCCATTTTTTCGCTTCTTAGTTCTTTAAATATTGGAGCTTGAAATAACCCACTGCGGTGTTTATGTTGAGCTTGTACTTTAGCTCACTGTCCTATAAACGCGTTTGGGTTTTTAAAAGCTTCTTCTCTGGTTTTATCATCCAATCCGCTTCCGAATTTTATCTCTTTTGCAGATCCTTCAGGGATTCCTTTAAATCCTCCTACACCTTTTCCTTCATATTTAGACCCAGGCTTTGCTGGGTAGGTGCCTGTTATTTCTACGTCAAAGTCTTTTTTCTTTTTTACTTTAATAGGAGTGTTACTGTTCTTAGGGTAAATTACTATTCCTTCCCTTGTTAAAGGGTTAGACCCCATTTGAATCTCTTTTAGAAGATTTTTCTTTTCTTGTTTAGAGTAAGCTAAAGGAGGTAATTTAAGTTCATTGAACGATTCCTGTACTTCTCTAAGCATTTGAAGCTTTTCCTTGAAAGGCTTATCTTCTACATTCTTTCCTTTAAATTTAACTACGTCAAATATTCTAAGGTCAAGCGGTCTCTTCTTTTTTTGAAGTTCCCGGGACTTAGGTACACTAGAATTCAACACTCTGCTAGTCTCGCTACCTTTTTCTCCTGGTACGTAAAGTTCCGCTCTTAAAATAGTTTTTCCTAAAGTCTTAGGACTAGTCTTTTTCCATAGCTGGGTCTTAAACGTATGGTCTATTAAATCCTCGCTTCGTTTACTCTTTCTATAAGAGAATACATCAGGTCTTTTGTTTGGTCTTAAAACTACTAAGTTATGAGCACCATCTAGTTTAGGCGACCATACTTCGTTATCAGAGCTTTCTTCTGGATCTATTTTATCAAAGTCTTTATTAGAATAGCTTTTTTTATAAGAAGGAACGTCTTTATAAGCTTTAGACTTTTTATTAGGAGTGTAGTTGTAAAACAACCACTCGTCACTTCCCGGCTTTTTTAAGAGTATATACCTTTTAGTGCTATTCCCTCCGTGGCGATTGAATTCTATCTTTGAATCTCCCGCTTTTAAAATATCTACTTTTTCCCTTGCAATAGACCTTACAGTGCCTTTTCCGTAGCCTTTTTCTATAGTACCACTCCAGCCCATATAATTCCTTGTATGGTCGTTAGTGCGTACTGCAGTAGTCTTTACCCCAGATCCTGGTAGCTTTTTAGTAGCCCAGGAATACGCTTTGGAGGACCCTGGAGGAGAAAGTCTTATGTCATAGTGAAACCCCGCCCTATCAGCTGTATGCGCTTGAATATTTAAATCTCATTCGCTATTCTCAGCTCTGGGTATAGAAGTTTTTTGACCTTTTTTAGGTATTCCGGGTGCGTATTCGGGCATTTAATTAAAGTAAATATTTCTCGTATTTCTTTTTAT